TATGGTTTGCTCATTAAATACTTCATAATCTCTGTAAGTTCTACAGAATTTATTAAGTAAGTTCGGGGATTTATAGGCACTTGTTTTTCTTTTGAGTTATTAGTCATCTTTCTTTCTCCTTTTATTCTTGACCTTTAAATTGATAGTATTTATTTTCTACTAATTCCTCATCATCAAGATAAGGATTAGATTTCGCAGCTTCAGATTCTCTTGCATCTCTAATAGTTTGATTCAAAGTTCTACCTTGTTTCAAACAACCTGCAACAAAATCTTCTACCTCAATTAAAGCTTGTTTAACTTGCCCCATTACTGACCTCCTTTATTAATCTATTTAAATACCAATTAGCTTTTTGTAAATCTTCTAAAGGTTCTCCCTTAAATTTATATCTCGAAACATATTTAAGTACATTCCCTTTAAGATACCCATGATACTCATCATTAGTCATACAATCTCGTATAACATCTATAGTTTCTTTCTTACCATATTTATAGTGAGCAGGAGAATTAACATTATCATACGGTATTTCATTTTCATATGATATATCATTAGCATGATCTTTCAATGAATTATATGTACGTTTATCTTTTACCATATAACCTCCTAACAGTTTTAATATCTACTGTTTCCATATTATAATTACCATCACTTACTTCCCTTTTAACTATCAATCCACTCCACCACATATGCTGAGTATCTCTAGCAAAATGTTCTGTATGATTTAAATAACATCCTGCAGATAAAGCATGTAGTTTTTTACCACTAGGTAATGTAGATACAGCATAATCTATTAAGTGACTATGACCTACTGTTGCAGAAACTTTATGTTTATTTAATATACTTCTTGCTANGTTCTCNCCAGATATAGCTGAACCCATAATACCTGAAGGNAAGTGATGTGAATAGTGTACTCCATCAATTACTTTTATAGCTTTATAAGGTACTTCTCTCCAACCATACTTTTTATAATGAAGATCTTTTATACTTATAGATCCATCTAGTTCTGGATTTTCATCCACAAACCTATCAATCCTATCTTCGTGATTACCAAGAATCATAACTTTAGTTAGTTTGTGTTTACCTAAACCTTTATTAAATAAAGATAAAGCATGATGTGTNTGCTCCATATCTTTTTGATATCGTCTACCTTCAAAGGATTTTTTACCTCTGTCATATGTAGATAGAGAATCCATACTACAAAAGTCACCCATGCATATAACATGTGTAGCTTTTATATCTGCAGCCATTCTCCCTGCCCACAGAAATCTATCATTGCTTGCTTTAGGTGTGCAATGGGGATCACCCATAACTAAATGTGTTGCCATTAGTTTAACTCCTTATCTCGTTTGCTTTTTAAGTATTCAATAAAGTCTATAACATTATCTTCATTATCAAATTCAGCTGTAGAATTTATAGGCATACTCTTGTTGTTTTTTTTGTCATCAGCAAATCCTCTTAAACCATATAAGAAAGTTGTATGGGGATCTGATGTTGCCATTTTAATCATTCCTCTTGCTATTGTACTACACAACTCATATTGTTCTGTAGTCATTTTGGCTTTACTATCCATTATTATACCACAGGTAAAGCCTCTTTCCCATGGAGTGACTAAAACTTTTATTGAATTTAACACATCAAACTTTTTATCTTTTTTCATTTATACCAATACCTTTCGTAATTATCATTATTATATTCTACAATTTTATGTTCGTAACCTCTCTTCATACTTCTTTGACCAAAACTATCTGCTTCCTTTATATCATCAAATATTTGATTTGTAAACATTTTATACTCTTCATCTTTTTTATTTTTAAATAATATAAAATAGAATGTTTTCATAGTGGTACTGATGGAGGACAGACCCCTCAAAACTATCCCCCATCATTCGCTAAAGCCTCATCCTTTTTAGGATTATTCACTTCAGTATACCAAACCCATTTAGGGTTCTTGCCTTGCGATTGCTGCTGTGGCAACAACTGCAAATTGCTTCCCCAACAAGGAAGTTTGTATGGGCAAAATGAACACACAAAGCCCAAAACTCTATTACCTGTTTTCTTTGTTCTAAATGTTTCTTCAATATCTGAGTAGCATCTCTTGAACGGTTTCTTATCAGTAATACTTTTCATATTATCTTCAGCATTTTTAATTGCTGTAGCTTTATATTCATCATCTGCTAGTGGTGCTTCACAAGCTAACCATTCTCCTGTAGATTTATTAATTACAATCCACCCACCAAATGGTACCTTTTCACTTTCACTATATAGATATCCTTGTGATGCATAACCAAACGCATCATCTTTTATAACTTCTTCAAAGCCACCTGCTGGCCCAAATTTCTTTTCAAAGGAATAAGGTGACGCACTTTTAACATCCCAAATTTTCTTATCAATCTTAACATCATACCTACCTTCAAGTGTTGATCCATTAAATTTATATTTAACACTCTTCTGCTCATCTTCTATTTTTACTCCTGCCGATTTCATTACAAATATTGCCAATGCTTCAATCAAATCTCCAAATGTATTTCTCATCTTAGCATTGTATGGCTGCCCTTCCCCTTTAATATTCTTTGCTTCCATCTGTAATTGGCATAAAGGTCTACCAATATTAGACATTCTAGGTTGGAACCCAGACTTACGTTCTTCTGCAAACTGTTTGCGTAAGGCGTTTTTACACGCCTCACCAAACTCTTCAACAAGTTTATCAGATATTTTAACAGGTTCTTTTGAAACCTGATTCAAGTACATTTGAACTTTATCGATTATATCAGACATTAGTTAGATAGTACCTCAATTGGATCTTCAACTTGCTTGATTACTTTTGCTGACTCACCATCAGAAGATGTAGATTGTCCTTTCTTGGCAGCTTTATAAAGGTCAACAACTTCAGCATTCTCTGTATTAATTGTATCTTGAAATACAGTTAATGTTTCCATATCTTCTTGTGACATTTGAAGATTAGCATCAGCATTAACAGAAATTTCTGGAATGTAAAATACATTACCACCTTTTTTCTGTCTCTTTGAATCAATTGAAAACGTAGTAGTATACATAAGTTTCTTACGTTTAGTAACTTGATCCAATGCAGATCCTACAGGTGCAAAAGCTGTACCTGTGACTCTCCAAAGAACAGGCAGGTTAGATACTGTATGGTCTTCGCCATTAGCTTTCTTACCTGTGAAAGATAAGATACCATATAATAATCTATAACATCTTATAGTTCTTTGTTCTGCTAATTGTTCTGGTGTAAGAGATGATCTTTCCTTAAATGGAACTTTACCACATCTAGTACCACCTAATATATCAATCGCTTCCTCTTTCCAATTTTTGAAAATGATAGAACGATTTACATATTCTCCTTTTTCAGGATCGTAATGCATGTACTGCATCGCACTGATAAAAGGTCTGAAGGTAACAGGTTTACCAAAAACATTTTGGCCTACACTTGCATCATAAGTGTACAAGTGTCCTACTGGTAATTGATTACCATCGTCATCTTCAGGTGAACGATTGATCCCAAGTCTCGGTATATTTATACCACCACTAGAACCATCGTCCTGTCCAATAGCTTGCATAATTTGCTCATCGGACATGTTTTTTATATTTGCTATTTCATTAGACATATAGCCTCCTTATATTATATTTACTGTATATCATAAATTTATCCAAAAGTCAATAGTTATTTTAAGAAATATTTAGTGATATTAAATGTATAAATCCATACACAAATCCTATCGCAAAAGATAAATAAAATAACCCTTCGATTAATCTGAACATACTTTAGTCTCCCCATCAGTAACCTCATATGGAAGATTTTCCATACGAGCGAACCACATTAAATAACTCTGCAGTTCTTCATCTTCGTTTATATATAACTTTGAAGGTGTTCCTTCGCAGTCTGCCTTTAATGATTGGAGCAGGTCATAAGCCTGCTCTTGCTCATCATTACCCCAATCATTTAACTCTTTATCGAGTAGTGGTATATCTGACATATTATTCCTCCTTAAAATGGAATGTCATCATCATTAACTTTTTTAAGTAATGATGGTACTTCGGTAGAGACAACCCAATATTCATATGTCTCTCCTTTTGCTTTAGCTATATCATTCAACTTAGATGCTATATCTTCAGCTTCAGTATAATCTTTCATGTCCATCTCAACTGTAATCATTGGAGACACGTGATCATAATGTTTTGCTCTTATTATTAGATTAGTTTGCATATTTTTCCTCCTTTATGTTTAACCAATCATACCCTATCTTGACCTCTACGTCAAGGGGTATATTAAAATTAATTCCATAATACTCTTTTAATGCAGGTATTACAGAAGCCGTACCCTGTCTGAATATTTTACTCATTACAGCTTCTTCACCAGGATAAACATCAGCTATGATAGAATCATGTACTGTGTTTATGAGTAAACTCTTAACCCTTTGTTCTTTCATTAGTTCATATATTTTTATACATGCTAATGGTACAATGTCAGCAGTTGCAAAACCTTGTACAGGATAATTTTTTATTTGTGTTGCATAACTAGATCCACCCCAAGGCATACGTTCTGCATATGGAAATGAATACTCTCTACCTGTAGGTAGTTTAACTCTCTTATAAGTAATGGCATGTGTTTGTAATTCATCGTGCCATCTAGTTATGTCAGAATATTTTTCTGCAAACTTTTTATAATATTTTTTTTCATCTTCAGTTCCTGTTGTACCACCATACAAAGGTTTAAAGGTATGTGCCTTTGCTTCTTGTCGTGACACACCTATGATATCAGCAGTGTACTGATGAACATCAATTTTATTTTTTATATCTTCCATTCCTTGTTTATCTTGTGCTAAGAATACTGCAGTTCTAAATTCTAATTGTGCAAAATCTACTTCAAGTATTTGACCACCTTCAAATCTAGATTGTATTACCTTACGAATAGGAAAGGTACCACCTCTAGGTTGGTTTTGAAAGTTGGGATCACGACTAGATAATCTGCCCGTAGCTGTAACTGCTTGCATAAACTTAGGATGTAGTAATCCATTGTCATTTGTAAAGTTTTGTAATCCTTCTACAAAAGTATTTAAGTATGTAGATATAGCATTATGTCGAAGTATAGCATCAATAAATTCTTTGAACTCTCCTTCAGCTTCTCCTGCAATTTTGTTTAATGTAATTCTATCTGTTTTAAATCCAGATTCAGCAACATCATATACACTTCTAGGTCTTTGTCTAAATCCTGCAATCTTTGCCATGTTACTATATGTAAATCCTTCACCATCACAATCATTACACTTACTATATTTCTTATAAGGTGTACCATCAACTTTAAGTTTTTTAATTACACCTTTACCTTGACAAGATAAGCATTGTGCAGCCATAGTTCTGTGTATAGGTGAACTATTATTAGCTACAAGAGTTCTGAATTGATTAAAACTAAATCTAGGTCTTCGCTTACTTTTACCTGTATGTTTATCTATACCAACATTAAATAGTTTTGCCCATTCTTTTTTATCATTTGGTTTTCTAGAATAAATTAACCATGACAATTGTTCTGGACTACCTAAATTAATTTTAGTATCTCCCATTTTATCGTATACAATCTTATCTATNTTTTGTTTTAGATATGCATACTCTGCTCTATATTCTTTTTCAACTTGNTCTAAGTCTTCTAAATTTATATTGATACCATTTCTTTCCATATCAGTTAATACAATTAAAAATTCATTCATCATCTTAACTGTTGTTAGTAAATGTTTATCTTTATCTGATCTTAAATCTTGCATTTGAGAATCAAATAATTTTCTAGTAATAGCTACATCTATCTTACCATATTCTTCTACAATATCTGCAGGAATATTTTCAAATGATACACCTCTATCCATCCATTCTTTTATTCTGTCATCCTTTGCACCTATCTTTCTACGTTGACAGCACATTTGTAGTGTTAAACTTTTTCTTATTCCTTTATTTAAAATATATTCTCCTAACATAGTATCATATACTCTGCCATCATATTTAAATCCAGATTCTAATAACCAACTTAAATCAAATTTAATGTTGTGTCCAATTAATAATTTAGTATCATCTAATATTTTTTGTATCTTATGATAGCATCCCTCATCAACTCGTTCAGTATGATTGGTAAAATAATATTCATCATTAATACCTACACTTACTAGAATATTTTGTGGATTAAATGGCGATGGATCCATGCCACCATTCTCTGTTTTCTGATACGATGTTTCTACGTCTATTGTTGTTATCATATTTCCTTTCTTGGTGGGAAGATCTCGCTGATTAACGAATGGAGATTTTTGCCGTAACTTCCCATGTTTAGTCTGTATACCTACTTAAATATTTATCAATAACACAAGATGGATCACCATGCCACCCTGTTATTTTATTCTTACTAATGTTTAATACTCTCATATTATTTGTTGGATCATTAGAAGTTCTGTTACCTATACCTATAATTAAATCTGCTTCGGCAGCTTTACCTGTCTTTGAATTTTCCATCATATCAAATGATATATGGTCTCTGTTATGTGCGTCTGCTGATGCTTGTGATATAGCAATCACTACACATTCTCTTCTCTTTGCTATTTCTCTAGCACCTGTGTATATTGCTCGTAACTTTTCATCTGTTCTTGCAAATGTACCTTTAACATTTACCTTATCTAATTGATCAATCACAATTATATCTGGCTTATGCTTTTCACAATGACTATCTATATCATCTAAAGTCCAATCAACAGTATCAATCATTTTAATATTATCTTTTATTTTTGCCCATTCAACTTGAGTATCACTTGTGTTCTCTGCTATCTGTTCTCTGTTATATCCAGTGAAACAACTGATGGCTCTCATCTGTGTACGAACTGCAGGTTCTTCATTAATAAATGCATGTACCTTTGCACCTTGTTCAGCAAACCCATATGGTGCTGATACAAGACTAACCCAGAATGCTGTCTTACCTACCTCTGGTCTAGCAAATGCTATCATTAAATTTCCTGGCCCAATTCCACCTATATTATTTTTTAATACAGTTAAATTAAATTGCCATTTACTTACTACATTTAATTTATCAAGTAATTCTATTACATCATTTGTTACTGCATCTAATTTTTCTGATGGCAATCCTGTTTTATATTTCTCTATCATAGATAGAATAGTATTAAAGTCTGCAGGTTTACCATTAAATATTTCAGTAGCTTCTACTGCAATTCTTTGAGCCACATCTCTTTCACTTAATATCTTTACAATATCATCTGCTATTTCTTTTGATGGTTCTTGTGTCTCTCGTATATCTTCTATTAATTCACTTAACTGTTCTTTAGCTGCTCGTGTTATTGCAGGATTGTATACTGTAGTATGTAATGAATATAGTTCATCAATATTTATATCAGTATCATACTTGTCATGTGCTTTTTGTATTGTATCAAACAAGGAACCAAAGTTTCCTTGCAATACATTACGAGTAATCTGACCCTTGTATTGTGTATAAAATTTTTTACCTAGTAATAGTTTTATTATTTGTTTCTCAATCATTTGCTAACCCATCCACCTTCATCAACTCTTTTATCTTCTATAATTTTTTCTAGTTCTTTAATCTTATCTTCATACTTTAAGATTTTATTTATCATTAAACTATCAGCTTCTCTTTTTGCTTCTTCAACTGCTTTAATTTTAAATAATCTTAACTCATCATTTTCTATTTTTAATCTTTTGACTTCTGCATATAGAGCCATTATCTCTTCATTTCTATCAGCCATTAAACATCTCCCTTATTTCTTCTGTACTAAAATATTTTAAATCATCTGACAATGGTTTAACATGTACATTTTGTAAGCCATAAGATTTTAATTCATTAGCTATATCATATGATTTCTTTGTTGCGTCTCTATCTAATCCTACATATATCTTATTATATTTTTTTAGATACTGCTTATGAGATTCCTTTAATGATGTACCAAGTATAGCTACACCTGTAAGTATATTAGATACTGCACAAGCAGAAGCACAATCTTCTACTATGATTGCTTCCTTGTGTTCTTCTAATCCACATTTAAAAGGTACATCTTTATTTCCATACATATACCATTTAGGATATGTTTTAGAGTTTAATGCTCTACCTACTGCACCTACAAATGTAGTTGGATCTTCATCGTCTCTAATTAAAAATACAACTCGGTCTTGTTTTACATCATAGCAAATGTCTGCCCTACCCCATGCCCATGCTTCAGAGCAATTGTTTTTATGTAGATATTTCATAGCTTTCTCATTTGAAAAAGTTGATTTAAAACTATCAGGCATTTTAAATTCTGTATCTGAACTTTCTTCTTTCTGTTTGAATGTGGCATTCACATAGTTCATATTCTTTTCTCCTTGATGTTTTCCTTTAGCACTACAAGACGCATGAAAGCAATACCAATTGATACCATTGTTCATTGTATCTACTGATAGTGTATTCTTACCATTACAAAATGGACAATCCATTCTCATTGATGTATCTGGTGGAATGAATAATCCTTGTATAACTTCTAGTTGTTGTTTATAATTCAAAGAACTACTCTCTCTGGTTTTATTTCTTCGTATGTAAGCATGTATCCTTTATTTGAAAAAAAGTTTCCATCTACTTCAACTTTCATTAAACCTTCATTTAAATAAAAAGCTGTTTGATTTTCTACTTCTTCAATCGTTGGTTCATTTTCAAATGGTATTACGGCTATTGCCTCTATTCCCATTCCAACTAATCTTATTTTATATTTTTTCATTGTCTATGTCCTTATCACAAGATGACTTATTTGTCAATAGTTTTTTATTTTCAACTTCTTCAATAGTTGAATTTTTATATTTAGAATTATATTTATAATACTTAAGTCTATAACCTTTTTCCTTAAGTTCTTTTAATTTCTTAGGTGTCCAATAAAACATTATCTAATTTCAACATCAGCTTCTGTCTCAATCCATACTTTAGCACCACAACTTAATGGTTTGTTTGGACTATAAATAACTTTAGCCATGCCATGTATAATAACTTCATGACCATACTCATTAGACTTTGATGTCTTCACAGTAATGACAGGTTTATTGTCATTATGTTTAGCATTATGTTTTATATGGTGTTGATTAACGTGTATTCTTTTTATCATTTATTCCCTTTCCAATTTATAGGATTATTTATATCACCTTTTTCTTCTAACTCAGTCATATAGTCATCTATTTGCTGGCTAATTTNATTTGGTAAATCAGTAATGTATTTTACATCTTCATCACCATCTGAGTAATTAACAACAATTGCCCAACTTTTTATTTTATTTATCATAGTTTTCCCTTTCTTTCTTTTCTAGTTATGTATGGTAGCTGAACTACTTTTTTACTTTCATTTCCTTTTTTACTTGTCCAATATATTACAGCAAAAAGACAAAATTCTGTTGGCTTAGAATATTTTGCCAACGCTTTTTTTAAACTTCTTGCCTCTACTATTTTAGGTTCTGCCATTCTTTGTACTATACCTTCTGGTGTTCTACCCATAGGTACAAATGTATATTCTCTCATTCTTCCTCCTTTTCATTATTAAATCTTATGACAACAACTATACCATTGTCATCACTATGTAATATTTCATTATCATGTTCTGGA